CTAAAAATCAATATATTGAGAGAACTTAGTTCCTATATCATCTTTAGCCGATTCAGTAATATGCACATATGTATTCATCGTTGTTTTTAAATCCTCGTGTCCTAGACGATATTGCACTTGTTTTAAAGTAAGACCAGATTCAAACAACAGACTAGCGTGAGTATGTCTAAATCCATGGATTCTAATAGGTTCAAGTCTTGACTTTGAATTACTTAATATTTGTAAAAGCCATCTTCTTGGTTGAGTTGGTGAAATCCATCTGCCTGCAGTTGATTCAAGAATATATTTAGTTTTAGGATATGTTTCATGAAGTTCATCTAAAATATTAATTGTCTCTGGATCTAGGCTGATTAATCTTTCACTTGATTTATTTTTTGTTGGTCCTACGTATTCTCCAGTAATATCTCTTGCAATGGCCTTATTTACATCTATAGTACCATTTCTATAATCTTTCCATGTCAATGCTAACATTTCCCCCTTGCGTAGTCCAGTAAACGCTAGGAGTCTAAAGGTAGCTATTATATCGATATTGTCAGTATCATAGACTAATTGCATAAATTCTTTTAATTCGTCTTTATTATAATAGTCTTTTTTCTTATTTATTGTTCTTTTGATTTTTGGAGTAGTAACAGGATCAGATGGATTAGAAGGGATGTATTGAAATTTAACGGCATAGTTTAAAATATTTCGAACAGTACCTACAATTTTTGAACTGTATTTAAGTTTAACAGCCCATTCATCTGCATACTTTTGAATAATCAAAGGTGTCAGGTCTTTAATTGGATAATTACCAAGAGAAGGCAAAATATGGTTTTCAATATTTCTTTTTGTTTTTAGATATGTGCTACTTTGAACAGTTTTTTCATAGTTATTTAGCCAAAGATTAGTAAGTTCATGGAATAACATGGTTGATTTACTTTCAGGGTTTTCTATTTCCTGCTGTAGATTCATTAACGCTTGTTTGGCTATTTTTTTTGATGTAAAACCACTTCGCTTTATATATTTCTTTTTTCCATCAATAACACCGATGTATATTCGAAAACGATAAGCAGTAGTACCGTTTTTCTTCTGATATGATTCTATTTGCATTGCTTATCATCTCCAAATTTGCTAAAATAGGTACAAGAAAACGAGCCATTTAATGCTTTTTTTCTTATACTAGATTCGCCTCACGCTCAGATCCTCCCAAATTGAGCGTGGGGCTTTTTTTATTTTTGAGTAAGAATAGTAATAATTGAAATGATTATCCCTATGATGCTTAATAATGACCCAACAAAGATTCCTACAAGCCATCTCTTATTCTCTTTTTGTTCTTTGTTCAAATCATCTTTAAAATTAAGCAGTAAATTTTCCATTCTTAAAGATTGTTTTTCAAATCCATCATCCATTTTCTGCATCAATAAATCAAATTTGCTATCAACTTTCGTTTCGATGTTTTCCAACTTCAAATCAATTTCATCTTTTGTGTAGTAGTTTTTTTCCATGTCATCACCCCCAGATGGCTTTTCTTTCATTATACCATTATTCTGTACGGGTGCAGAATTATTCTTTTTGAATAAAGGAGTAACATTAAGTTCTTTATAATCTATATTATTGCTAGTCGACATCATTTGTGCCTCCTAATTGTTTGAAATAAAAATAATTGATTTTTTCATCCAAAAGAACATCCTCATCGGGATTATTGAATAAGCTAGACTGAATATAACAATCTGAAGGATTTTTGACGTATAATTCTATATTGAAACTTGCAGAAACTTTACCGTAACCTTCTATTGTTTCGAAACTAAGGAATTCTTTTGGTACATTGACATTTGATTTGTATAACGGATATAAAATCGATTCACCTTCAACTGAGAATATTGCTATAACTTCAAAAACATAGTCTGTATCTGGTTTAATATTAAAAAAATCCACTTGACAATTTAGTGAAATCAAAGCTGGGTAGCTTTCGGTTCCGTTTGCTGTATTTAATATTTGCCCATTTTCTTGATTTTGAATTATTATTGTAGCTATTTTTTCTTTAAATTTATCATCTATTGATTCATCCATTATTATCTCCTAAATTAAATTTTTAAACTCATTTACTACCATCGCTTCATCGCAGATGGTGTTTAACCTATACGCTTTCATAAATCTATAAACATTAAAATCTTCTATGTCGTCAAGCTTTCCACAGACTACCCTTCTCTATAAATATCTACCACCTCACCAATGGTTCTGAAATCATCTCCTTCAGCTGGTGTGATGTCAGCATACTTTGGATTAAGTGACTGGAGGTAGTCGTTCTTTAATTTCTTGACATAGTTTTCACCGTTAACTTGGAAAATACCAATTTTGTTAATGTCAACTTGATCAGCCAGCTTAATAAATAAAAAGTCGCCATTTTTTATTTTTGGTTCCATTGAGTGACCGACAACAACCGCAACGGTGTCATAGTTTTTTTCATCTGGTATTTCATCAGCGTAGAAGTCAACCTCTGTGTCATAGTCATCCTCTTGCCAATATCCAGTACCAGCAGACACTTTACCGGGTACAGATAGACTTACACGTTTTCTGGAGCCGTATTCTGCCATCTTCTCTTGCAAGTTTATCACTTTGCCTTGTTCCTCAGATAAAAGTGTCTCAGATATAGCCAGCAACTTATTCTTTCGTACGTTGTTAAGTTTTGAATAGTTAGATAAGAGAATTGCTTGCCTTGGATCAAAGTTTGTAATGTGAGACAGTGCAGAGTCGCCACTGTCTTTTTCCCTAAAAGTCGTATCAATATCTGATTTCTTAACACCAAAATAGTCAGCTAGTTTTTGTATAACACCAAAAGAAGGAGCACTTCTTAGATTTATATAATCAGATAGCGTGCTGGGCTTGATCCCTATCTTCTCAGCAAGCTCTTTTTGAGTGATTTTTTTATTCTTTCTATAATAGGTAATGTTTTCAGCAATTATTTGCATTCTTTCTTTTTCAGCCATAATGACCTCCTGTGTCATCATTATACATAAAAAAATAACGTTTAACAATAAAAAAATACGAAAAAAACATATTTTTATATCTTTTGTGTTGACAATACGAAAAAAACGTATTATAATATAATCAAGCTTAAGGAATTAAGCAAAACGAAAGGAGGTACAGCTAATGGCTAAACACGAAAAAAAGCCTAAACGCAAAGAACTAGAGTTCGAAATCAAGATTCTTTGGTTTAAGCTTAGAATCAAAAACATTATTGAAAGGTAATTCAATAAAGGAAGCATAAGCTTCCTCCCCTTCGGGAGTGTGGTTATAGTTTAACATATTTAGTTGTACCTTCGCAAGAAAGGAAGCAGAAAGATGAAATGGAAGAAATTTCTTTTTGGTGATATTCATTATAAGAATGAATCAGCAGACGGAAACCAAGAAGTAGAATTCAAACTAAAAGGAGGATTAATTCCTAATTTGGTTTTGCTGGGTTTGATTATTGGATTAATTGTGTGGTTGGTGGTGAGATAAAATGCTTGTAATTGTTTTGTTTACAATTATGATTTTAGCAGTTTATTCTACTTACTAAGTAATCTGATAGAGGATGGTTGTTGGCCCCTTATGACGGAGTGCCATAGTCAATATAACATAGTAGCTATATTATTTTAAGAAAGAGGGTAAGTATATATGGGAAACATATTGCAACCACTATTTGCACTTGGTGGGTTTGGGTATTTAAATTATTGGATATTTAGTCGTATGAGAGATAGAGATATTGGAGGTGAAACAGACAAGAAGTTTATTATTGCTTTAATGTCATCTTTTGACTATCTTATTTATCTTATTTTAAGTAACTTTTGCAGCAACATGATTTGGTCTATCATAGGCGCTATTATCATTTCTCTGTTATTAACAATTTTATCACATCATTTTATTGATAAAGCCTATGGTTTAAGTAATTGGTTAAGAAAGAAAAATGGGCTTGATCAACAACTAGATATGTATTTATGGGATATGATGTCGGAAGAAGATAAGCCAAATCGTTTTGTGATAGATTATTCAGGAAATATTATTGCAAGTGGTGTTATTAAAGCTATAAGTGGTGAACATGAAGAAAAATCACTAATTATTTCCTCATTTGTAGGTTTTAATGATGAAAGACCTAAAACAGAAAAAGAACTACTGATTTATTTAGATAAAAATGATATTCAAAGCGATGTTTACCTAAATTTTGATAAGAAGATTAAAATTATTTATTTTTAGAAGGTTGTGGAAAACGGACTTTATCACTTGTTTGGGTGACTTTGCTTGTTTGGCTATTCTTCATTTGTGGTTCTTTAGTATTAAATTTTTTATCCATGATATAGCTCCCTTCTTCAAAGATATTGGCATGTCTTTATTATAACATAGGAGCAGGTGCTAGATGGGTGTTCTCCATGGTTCGATTCCATGGCTAGCTATAGCCGTAAGGCAAAATAAAAACTCCCAAAAGGAGTGGAAAGGAGGGAAGGCATGGAAAAAATTAAATACGGTGTACTAGGTTCTTCCAAGATATTTCACACAAGAAAATCTGCTCTCACTCATGCAAATCTTTTAGGATATCCTCGTAGTGCGGTTTTTTTGATAATTCCACAGGGAATGACGCAGAAAATGATTGATAAGGTGAATTAACATATCCTGCTTTATTAGCTTTAAATAGTTTTTTCTTTTTAGCTACTTTAAAAGCAACAAAGAGTCTATCTGTGATTTCAGATGTTTGTATGATTAAATCCATCCTTGTCATACTGTGGGCTTTTAATACTCCACAATCTGCCTCTGGAACCTCGATAAGGATTGTATTGCCATCAGGCTGTACTGCGGCTATAGCCCCTCTACCTGTTAAATCGTTAATTATATTATTTTGCTTTTGGTAATAATGCTGATATTTTCTGTTTTTATCAAAAACAATCAAGTCGAAGTAGCTTACATCAACATTAGAAGGATTGATGATTTTAATGTTAGCTCTTAATGTACCATTTGGATTATATATGCTTTCACCGTTGTCTAAAATAACGCTCAAAATCCAATCTGAAACAGGAGCAGCAATTAACTCGACTTGTAAGTTATTTCTTCGGTAGTTTGAATAAGATAGAAACAGAGCTATTAAAGCTATCCAATTTTTTATTAGATATTCACTTGTAAACTTAAAAACACACAATAAAAAATTAAAAAAATTCATTTCAACCTCACAATTTTTATTTAAATTATACCACAGAAATTTTTAAAGCTATGTTGTTTTAGATAATTCAAATTTAGAAAGGAGGTGGGTAATTATGAAAGAAATTTTGTTAAGCATAGCAAAAAGCCTTGAATCCATTGCGACTGAATTCAAAGCTCAAAATTCTTACAGAGAAGAAATGAAACAAAATATGGAACAAATGGAAAAAATAATATTAGATATTAAATCAGAGGTAGAACATGAAGGAATTAACTAAGGCTCTCAATAAAAATAGCGCAGAAAGAACAAAACTTTTAACCAAAATTAGTCAAGCTGTTTTTAATGAAGTTTTACAGAAATCGAAAACAATCAAAGATCTGCATGAAAATGCTTTAAAAGAATTTTGGGAATTTGATAAAACTAATCTCCCTAAAGAGGAACGAGACGAGATAGTTTTTTTAACTAAAGCACTTGTTAATGATTACATTGAAAAATTAAAACTGCCTGTAAAAACAGACAGTTGATGAACTAACCATTTAAAAGGAGCAAAGTGGCTTTATTGCACTCTTCGTAAGTTCTAAACGTGCTATCAAGCCAAGAGGTATTTCTATCATTTTCTAGATAGGTCTCTTTTGCTTCATTGTAAAAAGCGATAAAAGCTTGCAAAGTATCAAACAATTCATTGCGCTGTAGTTCAGGTTTGATTGCAAAGAATACTTTAATATTAGAGTAACTGGAATATAACTCGAATATATCTATTTGAGAAATCGCTTCTGATTTATTGGTACTTTTCATTAATTTATTATGAATAAGCTTGCTTTTATTGAACAATTCATCAAATAATTTTTTTAATTCAATTATTTGGTTATCCATATAATCACCTCCTTTCTGCTTACATTATAGCAGATTAGAGGTGTCGAAAACAGAAAGAAAGGAGGTGGGAGAATGCAATGGACACTAGAAGCTATGCGAATTTCCGCAGGTTTAACACAAAAAGAGCTTGCGGAGGAATTCGGTGTTTCAGACCAGACTATCGCAAAATTAGAGAAAGATAGTTCAGATATTGGTTATAAAATGTTAAAACAATATATGAACAAATTCCATATCAAGTTTGATGATATTTTTTTAGGGAAAAAATACGAAAATTTCGTAAAACTAACACAACACTAGAAAGGAGACGACATGCAGGAAATAACATTATCAAATAACCTAGCTCAGATAGAACTTGAAATCAGTCATCATAAGCAGATTGCAGGACAGTCCATTTGGGAGATTGGTCGTAGGTTGAACCATGTTAAAGAGCATGACTTAGCTCATGGTGAGTTTATTCAATGGCTTAAAAAAATAAACATTGAAAGAACAGAAGCGCACAGAATGATGAAAGTTGCTGAACAGTTGCCAGATGTTGCGACGTTGCAACATTTAGGAACAACTGCTCTACATCTCATTGCCACCCTTCCAGATGACCAAAAGCGAGAACAGCTTGAACGGATTGAGAACGGTGATAATCCAACTGTCAGAGAGTTGCAAGAACTCAAACGTGAAAACAACCGCTTAAAAGCAGAAAATGCTCGCTTAGAGCAACAAAAAGAGAATTTAGCCGAGCAAGCACTAAAACAGGAAGTGATTGAAAAAGAAGTTATCGTTGAGAAAGTTCCAGATGATTATAACTATTTCAAATCCAACTACGAGGCTTCTAAAGGAGTTCAAGAGTTCTATAAAAAACAAAATGAAGAGCTTAGAGAAGAAATGAAAGAACTTGAAAAAATAATCAAGGCACAACGTAATAATTCAGCTTCTCAGTCAGAACTTCAAAAATTGGAAGATAAAAAAGCAATCTTAACTAGTGAAATTGAATCACTTGATAAAATTGCAAATTTCCAAGAAGCAGTAGAAACATTTATTTCAGATAACGCTTCATTATCATACACAAAAGATTTTGAAAACTTATATACAAACAGGGAAATTACATTATCTCTACTAGACACTTTCAATCGTCTAGAGAAATGGATTGAAAATACTAAAACACTTTTGCCAGACTGCAACATAATCGAAGGAGAATAACATGAGAACTTACAGCCATTTATCACAACAACAAAACATTTTTAATAACGGTACTGAAATTAACACTGTCTACAAAACTACTAATTATGACATGTTTAATTTTAGTAAGTTCAACCGTAATGTATTTCTAACTCCTGAAATGTTAAAACAAGCAGAACTTGGTTTTGTTTCACCGATTATTGTTAATGAGAACTTGACAGTTATTGATGGACAACACCGATTGACAGCGTGCCAACAGTTAGGAATACCAGTCGAATATATTATCAAAAAAGGACTTGGAGAAGATGATATTGTCCGCATGAATACAGTCCAAAAACCTTGGAAATTAATTAATTATATTGAAGCTTATGCAAACGAAGGACGAATTGAATATGTTAAGTTGCTGGAACTTATTAATACAAAAGACTACTACCAAAGCGTTGCTATCATTTCTCAAGTTGCTGTAAATTCAATTAGCCCAAGAGGTATGGTTGCACCAATACAAAACGGCGATTTCAAATTTTACAATTACGAAAAGACAGTAGAGTTTCTTGCTTTCTTACAATTGTTTAAAGAAAAAACAAGAATTCCATACCGCTCAAATATGTCAAGAGCGCTATATCAATTATTTCAATATAAAAAAATCAATATGGATTTATTAATCACACGAGTTATTAGAACTGGTTTGAATGAAGAATTGATTGTCAAGTCACCTAATTATTCAGAATGTATGAAAGAACTATTAACAGCTTATAATTTCCGTATTTCAAATTCATCACCTAATTACGTTGAATTCTTTATTAGTAGCGCAGGTAGTGTCTCTGTACAAAGCGAAAAATACGACTGGGCTTTAGACGACTACGAAAAAGAATAACAAAAAAAGAGGACATAAGTCCTCTGCCATTTATCTATAACTATTATACCACAACAGGAGGAACCATGGAACTAACAATCACACAATGCTTAACACTGTTACCATTCATTTTATTTCTACTTTACTTGATTCTTACAACTGACTCTAGCTTCGAGATTGATATTGAGGAGCCAGTGGAAGAAGTGGGATTGAACCCATACTACGGAGCGATAATTCAAAACCAAGGGAAACATTATTATTAAATACAAAAAAGCCACTGCGGGAACAGTGACTAACAAAAATAGCTTACTTAAATTGTAACATAAAAAGAAAGGATTTACTAATGGCACTGGAAATTTTTGGTCAAGATTTTAAACGAGAACTCCTTGAGGAACTGGTTGCTCTGAATACAGAAGCGTTAAAAATCGCACAAACTAAAAATAGCAAGTCAATTGAGTGGATTACTATGAAGCAGCTAGAAAAAGAAACAGGATGGGGAAGGACAAAGCTTACTGAGTGGAGAGACCAAGGTAAATTTAACTTTAAAAGGTCATCAGAAAACGGAAAAGTGCTTTATGATCTAGCAGATGTTAATAGGTTTTTACGAACAAGTGGATATTAAAAAGGGGCATAACGATGAAAAAATTATTTAATCTAATTTTTGCAAAAGAAGAACCAAAACCAAAAAGGACTATTGAAACCCACAGCTGGGAAGTTGGTGCAAAGAAACATGATGATTTTCATAATTATATGAAAGGGTTGAAACATGGATAAATGGAATCCAATTTTAATTAGGAACTAGGAGGTATAGATGGCACAAAGAAGAATGTTTAGTAAAAAAATCACTGACACAGATAGGTTTTTAGATATGCCATTGTCATCTCAAGCTCTCTACTTTCATTTGAATATGGGAGCAGATGATGAGGGTTTCATAGATAAAGCTAAAACGATTCAGAGGACTATTGGCGCAAGTGATGATGATATGAAGTTACTTATCGCAAAAGGATTCATCATTCCTTTTGATAGTGGTGTGGTTGTTATCAGGCATTGGCGCATACATAACTATATTCGTTCAGACCGCTTCCAGTCAACAATTCATCAAGACGAGAAGAAGCAAATTGATTTTGATGCTACAAAAACCGCAAATATCAAGCCTTCGAAAAATGTCATACCAAATGGATACCAAATGGATACACAGGTTAGGTTAGATAAGGATAGATTAGATAAGGATAGATTAGACAAGGACAGAGAAGAGACAATTTTCCACTTTGTAGAAAATGAGTTTGGTCGGTTGTTGTCTCCTATGGAAATTGAAACTATTGGCATAATGATTAAAGAAAATAACCCTGACTTAGTTAAGGAAGCTATCAAAAGAACTAAGCTTCAAGGAAAAACTAATCTTAACTACGCTAGCGGTATTTTACGTAATTGGAGAGACGATAACATTACAACAATTGAGCAAGTAGAAGCCAAAGAGAAATCTAGAAAATCTAAGCAAGAAGAGGTAAGTGAATATGACACTTGGTGATAATGACGCACTTGCTAAAATCGCTTTGTCCTATCAAATAAACACAAAAGAAGAAGACACATTCTGCGAAAAACATAATTGTAGATACATCACAATCATTAAAACAGGTTCGACAGTTTGCCCTAAGTGTCACAAAGAGGAGTTGGAAAATCAAAATGAGTTGCACGTCCAAAAGCAATATGAGAAGGAACGTGAAAACAAAAGATTATATTATCTCAAAAAGTTATCAATCATGGACAGCGAATTAGAGAATGCCTCGTTTGATAATTTCAGGGCAGAAACGGCTAAACATAAAGAGGTGCTTTCTTGGGCTAAGGCGATGGCTAATGATTGGTTTAGCGGTGGCAAGGGGAATATCATCATGACTGGAAAAGCTGGACGAGGCAAAAGTCATCTAGCTTACAGCATTATCAGGGGGTTGTCCGACAAGACTAAGAAGCTAGGACTACTTGTAAATGTTACTGACTTACTGTCTGAAATAAAGCGAGACTTCAGCAAAGAAGCATTTTGGATGGATAAGCTAAAAGATGTTGATTATCTAGTTTTGGACGATTTAGGTGCTGAAAAGGTTAGCGATTGGTCGACAAGTATTATATATAGCTTACTTAACAAGCGTACAAATACAATCATTACGACAAATCTCACACCAGCAGAGATTAGACGGATTTATGGAGAAAGAATTGCATCACGTATACGAAAAGGTTGTGATAAAAGTCATATCATGGAGTTTGAAGGAATGGAAGACGAAAGAATGAAATTATGGAACTAACATTAACAACGTTTTTCGGCTTGTCAGAAGAACACGCAGCCAAAATCATGGCTCTAGATGAACCTAGTCGAAATAAAAAAATTGAAGAATACAGGCAGTTAAGATTGCACAGAGGGAGGATTGACTTTGGAAAATAGACCAGATTTGAAATTAGTAAGTGAACTAGAAAATAGGATTAAAGACTTAAAAATCGAAAATGAAATCTTAAAGTCTAAAAACATTGATTTATCTGAAGATGTTAAATATTTAAAAAATGAATGTTCTGCAAAAGATAGCTCTATGATTGATATTATGATTAATAATAAAAATCTAAGAATCGAAAACAATGAGTTACGAGCAATGTTTGACTTTATCAAAGATAGACTAGAGAAATTTGTAGGTGGCTTGTATGGTAGAAATTAGAATAAATGGTTTTGTTGTAACATTTGATGGAAACTTCAGAGATGCGCTCATCTTTACGATTGACGGACTAAAAGGAAACGAAGAACCTACGCTAAAGCAGACCTATCAAGAATTTAAAGACTACACAGACGAAGACTTGATGGAATACATTGAGACAGAATTTGATGTAGAGCCCGAATTAATCGTAAACCGAAGAATCGATAGTAAGTGGTCTGTCAAACAACACATTTTGGATGATTAAAGCACAGAAAGAGGAAATAAATGGCTTATTTATACGAATTAGAAGGCATTTACAGTCAATTGCAAAACATGGATTTAGACGAGGAGACTTTCCAAGATACGCTTGATAGTATTGATTTTCAATCAGACTTAGAAAATAACATTGAATATTTTGTCAAAATGTTAAAAAATGTGCAGGCTGACGCTAAAATGTATAAAACTGAAAAAGAAGCTTTTTACCAAAAACAAAAGCAAGCAGAAGCAAAAGCAGAAAAATACAAAGAAACAATCAGGCTTGCGATGGAATTGAGCCAAAAGAAAAAAGTTGACACTGAAATGTTTAAGGTGTCTTTGCGAAAAAGCAAAAAAGTAGAGATTTTGGACGAAACAAAAATCCCTCTTGATTACATGCAAGAGAAAACGGAATACAAACCAATGAAATCTGAAATCTCTAAAGCGTTGAAAGCAGGAATTGATATTTCTGGAGTTGAACTAATCGAAACAGAAAGCTTGCAGGTAAAGTAAATGAGAAAATCAGAAAGTATAACAGAATATGCTAAAGCGTTTTGTAAAGCACAGTTGGAAATAAAGCAGCCTTTAAAAGATAAAGATAATCCCTTTTTTAAGAGTAAATATGTACCACTGGAAAACGTGACAGAGGCAATTACAACAGCCTTTGCTAACAATGGAATATCTTTTTCGCAGGACCCAACAACAAACGAAGAAAATGGCTATATCGATGTCGCAACTCTAGTTATGCATACTAGTGGCGAATGGGTAGAATATGGTCCTTTAAGCGTCAAACCTACAAAAAACGATGTACAAGGCGCTGGTTCGGCTATCACTTATGCAAAACGCTATGCACTATCAGCAATTTTTGGCATCACGAGTGATCAGGATGATGACGGAAACGAAGCTAGCAAACCAAACAATTCCAGTCAATCGACAAAGGTTGCAACTATAAAACGACAAAAGACCAAATATCAAACGCCAAAAATCAGCAATATCCAAGTAGAGACTTACAAATCTGATTTAAGCGATATTGCCAAAGCTACAAACCAAAATGTTGATGAGTTAACAAAATGGCTAACTGATACATTGGAAGTGAAGGCGCTAGAAAGATTGCACACCGAACACATTGTTTCAGCAGACAAATTAATTAATAAACTCAAAAAGAAAGCAGGACTAAAAAATGATTAACAACGTTGTACTGATTGGAAGACTGACAGCAGCTCCTGACCTACGCAAGACCCCTAGCAATGTTTCGGCATTACAGGGCACACTTGCTGTAAATCGTAATTTTAAGAACCAAAACGGAGAGCGTGAGGCTGATTTTATCAACTTTCAAGCATGGCGCAACACGGCTGATATTATCGCTGCGTATTGTGGTAAAGGCTCTCTAATCGGCATTACAGGGCGTATTCAAACCCGCAACTATGAAAATCAACAAGGTCAGCGTGTTTACGTCACGGAAGTAGTTGCTGATAGCGTAACTCTCCTTGAGAGTCGCAACAATCAGCAAGGTGGACAACAAAACCAAGATAACTCTTTCCAAAATGGAAACAATTCAAATGGCTATCAGTCGCCTTTCGGGAATTCAAATCCTATGGACATCTCAGACGATGACTTGCCTTTCTAAAGTGAGGTACTAAATGAACAATTTAATATTATCGCTTGATGTTTCAACTTCATCAACTGGTTGGGCTATCTTCAAATGTAGCTCACTTGTTGAAAGTGGAGTAGTTAAACCAAAAGGTAAACTATCGTTTTTTGAACGTGGATTAATCATGAGTAATGAGCTAAATAGAATCCAATCTAAAGCTATTAAAAAATATGATTGTCCGTTTGAATATGCAGTAGTTGAAAAGAATAGTGTTATGGGTCCTAATCAGCAATCAATGATTAAAATCGGAATTGTAACAGGTATGATTTTAAGACGATGTGTAGCAGATAAGGTAGTTTTTGTAAACGTATCGACTTGGCGCAAGCACTGGAAATTTAGCTACAAAGACCGCTCGAAGAAGTCCATGAAATTACAGTCAAAGACAAAAGTGGAGCAAGAATTTAATAAATCAGTAAAAGATGACGAAGCAGACGCTATTTTGATTGGTTCGTACTACGTAAATAAAGGGTTTGAGGAGGAACTTGAGTCGCATGGATATTATTAATCAATTTTACAAAATTTTTGACAATGGGATTGTAAACCAAATTAACAAGCTAGATGTAGATCGCGAAAAAGCCGAGCGAATAAGATGTAACATTACAAATAACAGACGTCGAAAAACCTTGCCAAGGCCAAACGTTATCGAAGCGTTTAAAGATTATTTTGACGAAGACATTTATGTGCAACTGTATCTTAAATCATATAGAGAGTATCACAACCCAAACAGCCACGAAACTGATATTTTTATAAAGTTAAACAAAAAGCACAGAGATACAAAGTTACATCATTACAAGGAAGTTAAGCGATTGATGTACGCAGCAATGACTTTTTGAGGAGGTATAGTATGGCAGATAAAATAAACGCAGAGAGTATGCAAGCTGCATACAACGAAAATTATCAAATGTTTTTAGCTAAAAATGCAGATTATGGGAACTCGTTCGAAAAGTCTTTGAATGACTTCGGATTTATCGCTGGTGTCGTCCGTATAGGCGATAAATACAACAGACTATATAATCTTATAAGCAGCGACAAAAACGTCTCAGAAAGCCTGTCAGACACGTTAAACGACATGGCTAATTATTGCGTGATGTTAGCGGTTTGGTTGGAGGAAGAGGAACGACACCGAAATTTAGAGCATGGGGGATAACCGATGTTAATTAATAAAAATTTAGTAAGAGACATTAGACTTGCTATCAATGAATACGATGATAATTATGACGAAGATAACGCAGAAGTTTGTATAGAAGTCATTAGACGATTGATTGAACAGGAGGAATTCTGATGATACCGAATTTTAGAGCGTTTAATAAAGAGACCAAAAAGATGTATGGTGTTGACGGCTTTGAATTAAGTGTGCGCAAAATATATAGATGCAGCTTAGCAGATGATGAGTTTCGTTGTGGTCGCTTAGAGACGTTTCATTTTGTCGAGGATAACTTTGACGATTATATCCTCATGCAATCAACAGGCCTAAAAGATAAAAACGGCATTGAGGTGTTTGATGGGGATATCGTTAAGTGTTGCAGACTTTTTAACGACTCTTTGTCTGAGTACGTAGGACAAGTAAAATTTGTAGATTTTGGTTGGAACATAGTTGATAAAGCAGATACACACGATCCATTTTACAACTACAAAGACGGGTGTCCAGACGAAATTCGGGAAATCGAAAATATCGGAAATATACACGAAAATCCAGAATTACTAGAAAGGTTAGAAGGATGATTGAAGAACAAGAAATACTTGACTGCATTACGCAGGACACAAAAGCAACTTAAACGTGCTAGCGAGCAAAATCAGAGACAGACAAAGCGGATTGCTGATTTTGACTGGAAATGGGGGATAGGGATGTCAGACATAAAAATTTTAGATGCTTGTTGCGGAAGCCGCCTATTTTGGTTTGATAAAAATGAAGAACACACCACTTTTATGGATATTAGACAAGAAACATTTGATATTCACGGAAAACATGTAAATGTTAAACCTGATGTTTTGGGAGATTTCAGAAATATGCCATTTGAAAATAATATATTTAACTTAGTTGTCTTCGACCCACCACACTTAAAATATGTTGGCCAAAAGTCAATTATGAAAGCGCAATACGGGCAACTTGATAAAGACAATTGGAAAGAAGATATTTCAAAAGGATTTGAAGAATGCATGAGAGTTCTAAAAGTAGGTGGAACTTTAGTTTTTAAATGGTCTGATTGTCAGATAAATGTAAAAGAAGTTTTATCAGCAATTCCGTTTACACCACTTTTTGGGCAGCGACGAGGAACAACTCACTGGATGACATTTGTAAAGTTTGCAGAATTGACTGGGAATGGAGGATGAGGATGTCATTAATTGATGAAGTAAAAGAATGCGGTTCAGAATCACACAAAAAATGGTTTGATAGATTTTTTGATGATTTAAAAATCGAGGAGAAGCTTAAACAATCTGCGATGAAAGGTTTCTCTGGCTATAAAATCGCTATCCCCAAGGACGATGAATACTTAGCTAGACGACTTGACAGTCAAAAAACAATAGATTTACTAAAACAACGGCTAGGGGACGGTTTTGATGTTGAAATAACAAATCTTGAATCGTCGTATAAAATATTTGGTAAACCAGTTGTGTTAAGTAGAGATTTGTGTATTTATTGGACGAATGGAGGATAAGATGGAAAATTATTTATGTTACTGGGAAAAAAGAGGACAAAACTGGTATTTCTTGGCTAACTGCGAAGACTCACCAACTGGAAGAATATTTAATCTTACTGGTGTTAAATTCAATTATTGTCCTTTCTGTGGACGTAGATTAAAAGAGGTGACAAATGAAAGTTAAAGATTTACATAAAGTGCTAGCTAAAGTTGACCCAGAACTTGAAGTGTGGATAAACGAAAAAGACGAAGGAGTTTTAACTAAAGCTAAAAACGTAATGACTTGGAACAAGCATCCTGATAAGTTTTTTATCAATGCAGAAACATATCCAGAATAGAATGAGGTGACGAAATGAACATTGAAGAAGCGAAAAAAATAGTGGACAAATTGTCAGTAGATAGTGATGAGCTTTGGAAGATTCCAATGATTCCAGCCCATAAGGTAAAAGCCTTGCTTGACACACTTGACCAACCAAAACCAGAAGTGCCACAAATGATATTTGATGTGATTAAAAGCTTTGATGATGATGTAGATTATTTACATCAACACATGAGTCGACAATCTGATGAAGTTAGAGAGTGGCTAACTCACAATGAACGTGAGTTTTATGAAGCTTGGCTAGCTTATCCAAATATCACAATTGAAAAAGAGAAGCTTTATACAGTTGAGATACCTAATCCGAATGAAAGACAGTTAAGTTTTGTGCTGATGAGACAACTTAGCGGAAATGTAAGTATCAAAGTTATGCATAGAGATAACTTAGACTTACTAAAGACAGATAATGATTTACAACTAACAGAATCCGAAATCCGCAAAGATTTCGACTGGGCGTGGCAGTTTAGAGAAGAGGTGGTGGAATGAAAGAAAAAACAATTTTTATATCCAAAAAATATGCAAATGATTTTAACAATGACAAATATAATTTGTCCTCTGGCTATTATTTTAGAAGTGGTGAAAAACATGATATTGCTATTGTTAAATATGGTGAAAAAGATTATTTAAAAAATACTGATTTAGCATATGTTGTATGCGATAAAATCGTTGATGAAGGCTATGTAGGCTTCGTTTATCATGGTGAATATGAAACTTGGCATTTTAAACTATTAAACACAGAAGCAAATTAAAGTCCCACGCAAGCGCCTAAGAGCCTGCAATGGCTCTGTGGGTCTACGAGCTGGAATACTCGTTAAACTTACCCTGGAAGCTTTCAGTAAGTATTCAGCTGCGTAGCGTGGAATAATCGTTACGTAGTTATAGAGCGAAATTTTTAGAAAGGGAAATATCCTCCGACATTTTTTCATAAAAATCTAAAGTCTGTTATCGCTCACAGATGATTATACAAGCGTAATGCTGCAAATAAAGTGCTGACGCAAAACTAAAAATTTAATACTCGACAATTTAACAACAAAAATAAGTCAGCAGAGGAAGGAAAGGAGAACAATAAAAAAGCGCTCGTGAAAGCGCCATTCGGTATATATTCGTACAACTATTATATCATACGAGGAGCTTTCATGACGTTTTTTCCAGAAATTAATATACAAAAGACTAAATCAAACGCTAAGCGAAAACTAAGAGAGTATCCACGCTGGCGTAGGATCGCTAATGATGTAGATACTCAAAAAGTGACAGCCACTTATTCCTTTGAGCCTAGACAATCACATGGAATTCCTAGTAAGCCAGTTGAACGCTTAGCACTCAACCGTGTGTCAGCTGAACAAGAATTAGAAGCAATTGAGCAATCAGTTAGTATGATACTGGATCCAGAAAAGCGCAGGATTTTGTATGAAAAATACTTATCTCCTTACAAGAATGCAGATAAGGTTATTTATACAGAATTATGTATGTCAGAGAGTTTTTATTATGACACGCTAGATGCTGCATTATTAGCTTTTGCAGAGCTTTATAGGGAGGGTTCTTTGATTGTAGAGCAAGGAGTTTTTGACTAGTTTTTATACAGTAATACAATAGTTTATACATAAAAATATGTGTTAATATAGTATTATCAAAATAGCAAGAAGAGATAATCATTTACCAACAGGCTATTTATTTAGTCGTCAACTTTAACTACTATCGAACTTGCTATTTTGTAGCTAAAAGGCGAGATAGGGTGTTGAGACGTAGCTCAGTTGGGGGAGCGATATGACTATAAAGGGTCTGGAACGTACGCAGGTTCGAATCCTGCCGTCTCAGTAGTGGTTATTTCAGCCACTAGAGCAATACAGCGGGCGTGGGACATGGAGCGGAGTTATAACCGTTTTTGTGTAGACCTTATGGTATTAATCACGTTCGATTCGTGATGGGTCTATAGGCTTACTTTAAAAATAAGCACTAGTATCTCTACGGGGACCTTTGCGCAAAGTAAGACTAAACCGTTGGGACATGAACCGTGATTGGAAAACGGTAGAGGTAGCGCCTTGATAATTGGATTGTCGACGGTCTGATTATATGTGTCGGTTCGATTCCGACTGTTCCTGTTATGATAAACAGAAGCGTCCCAGAATGGGGTAGGCAATAGGCCGAGCATTCGTTCGCTGTTTATCTATGGTTAACCAATTAGTCATCACTTAGTGGTGGCTTTTTATGTGGAGGAAAGATATGTCTAAGGGTTATAAAGTAATCGATGTAGGTACAGAGCCTGAAAATGATGTGACATTTGGAACATGTGAATTATGTATGTCTTATGGCAATGAGGTAGATAATCCATATGTAGTTATTGAGAAGCCGAATGGGACAACAGAAGAAGTTCCAATCTATTATTGGAATTGGGGAGATTACTTTGAATATTATATTGATAACGTAGTTGAATTTTCGGCATTCTTATCTGAACAAGATATAGACGATAAAGAATTTGAAGAAGATAGCACGTCAGTCATTATTAACTTGATCAATGAATATGATTGGTCGAAAGGAGATTAGTCACCAATCGTGGTGGCTTTTTGTTATGTAAAAAAAGAACCACATATTTAGGAGGATATAACATGAAACCTATTAAAGAATTAGTAATCATATACAAAGAGAATGAATCAGTTCCAGAAGTATTTTTAAATGGTATCAGTCTAAATAATGGAGGGGCAGGATTAATATCTCTTAATATTAATTGGTTTACAAAAGACTTATCAGAAGACGGTGAATCGATTGAAGATATGTTAAAGCGCAATGTATCACTAGAGTTCTACGATCAACCTGGTAAGAACATGACTAAGTGTAAGCTTTCTCAATCATTTAAGTTATGATTATTGACACATCAACTAAATCAACAAGACATATCTTCTACAACTCTGGAGAGTGGAGACGACTTAGACTCGAAGCGATTGAAAGGGATAACAACGAATGCCAATGGTGTAAGTTAGAAGGCAAGGTGACGACAGATAACCTAGAGGTTGATCACATCAAAGAGTTAGAGTTTTATCCTGAGTTAGCTATGGATTTAGATAACCTTAGGACGCTATGCAAAGACTGTCATAACAAGAGACATAAACGATTTAATTATAAAAAGAAAAAGATTGAGAAAGAAACAAACTACCGTTCTGATGAATGGTTTGGATAACTACCCTCCCATCAAAATAAAACGAGGTAAAAGCCGAACGATGAAACCGGTGGGAAGGGTCAACTGTCCAAATATTTGCTTTTTTTATCGCACGACCCCCCACCCCAGAGAAAAACTAGAAAGGAGATGTGAATTTTTGGATGAATTAAAACGTCGTAACAAATTAGTTTATAGTGAAAAATATCGCTTGAAACAGCTATTTAAAGACATTCCTGAAGATAAAAAGAAAATCGCAGAAGGATTGTTCACTCAAGCTGCACGTCTCCGGATACTACTTAATGACATGTGGATTGATATCTCAGAGAACGGCGATTATGAACTGTTTTCTCAATCAGAAACTCAGACACCTTATGAAAGAGAGCGTCCTGTGGCAAAATTATATAACTCACGAGATGTGACGTATCACAGAGTTATAAAACAATTGATTGATATGTTACCTGAAGATAAAGTCATTGACAAAAATGATATCACGAATGGTGGTGATTTGATTTGATATCACATCCACTGTTTGAAGAGTATGCTCGTAAGATAGATAATGATGAAATTGTTTACAACAAAGAACGTAAAGAGTTAGTAAAACTTATTAGAGAAAAAGTTTTAACTCGAGATGATTTATATTTTGATAATGATTTAATTGATAAGTATGTGAGATTCGCCGAAAAGAATTTTTTCCCTTTAGCTGCTTATCAAAAGTTTATTACACCATTTATTTTCTTATTCAGAAAAGAAGATGGCGAACCGCATTTTAATGAATATCTTTTAACGCTTGCTCGTGGAGGTGGTAAGAATGGTTTTATGTCGACTAGGGATGCGTTTTTTACAAGCCCGCTATATCCTATTAAAAACTATGATGTCACAATTACTGCCAATAGTGAAAAGCAGGGAAAAGTATCATTTGAAGAAGTATATGAAACAATCCAAGCAAGAGGGTTAGAAAATCATTACTACCTAACAAAAATGTCTATTGTAGGACGGAAAAATAATTCCGTCTTTTCTTTTAGGACAAATAATCCAAAAACAATGGACTCTGCACGAGATGGTTGTCTTGAATTTGATGAAATTCACCAGTTCGAAGATGACAAGATAGTAAAAGTACAAAAGTCTGGACTAGGTAAGATTGCACATGTCAGGACGTTTTTTAATGGTACAAATGGTTATGTTCGTGAAGGATTCTACGATAAGACTATTGAAAAAGCTAATCAGATATTGAAAGGCGAAGTCGAAGACTTTCGCATGTTCCCTTTTATCTGTAAATTGGACAATGCAGAAGAAGTAGATGACTTCAAAAACTGGCCGAAAGCAAACCCAATGCTTGACGAAGATACGCCATACGCAAAACGGCTGTGGACTGTTACTAAATCAGACTATGACGATTTAGAACTAGAACCAAGCGGACGACAAGAATTTATGACAAAACGCATGAACTTGCCAGAAGCAGATTTGGAAAAAGATGTTACCAGTCGTGAGAAACTACTTGCCACATTACGAGAGCCTGAAATTGACTTAAAAGGTCGCTCGTGTGTAGCTGGATTTGACTACGCAAGTATTCGAGATTTTGCATCAGTTGGATTGTTATTTAAAAATGGTGATGAATTCATCTGGAAGCAACATTCATTTGTTAGACGAGAGTTTTTCAAAGCATTCAAACTTAAAGCTCCCATCGAAGAGTGGCAAGACAAAGGATTTCTAACTCTTGTTGATGGAGATAGCATTGACCCTCGCTTGCTTGTCGATAAGTTAAATGAATGGCGCAATGATTACCTAATTGAAATTGTCTGCGCTGATGGATTCCGTATGGATCTACTTAAACCACTCTTAGAAGAAGCTGGCTTTGAATATGAGTTCTTAAGAAACCCTGGAGCGATTCAATCTAAGGTAGCTCCAATTATCGAAGATGGTTTTGCAAACGAGCGTTTTATTTTCTTAGATGATGACCGTATGATGTTATGGTATACGGACAATACCTACGTAAAAGAAGATGGCTCTGGAAATAAGAGGTTTTTAAAGAAAGAACCAGTCAGAAGAAAAACAGATGGTTTTCATGCGTTTATTGCAGCGCTATATAAAAAAGAAATGATACAAGAAAGTTCTGTCGGTGAATTTTTAGAAAGCATTGCCGATTGGGATTTTTAAGGAGGATTAAATGAAAGCATACGATAAATTTTTAAACGAAGAAAAAGATAGATTAGTTGAAGTACATACAAAATGGTTGAAAGAAGTTGATCTTTATATTGAAGATTTACAAGAACAGTTAGTTGTATCAGAACAAAAACTCACTGAAACAACTGAAATTTTTATTGAACGTTTTGAACGGCTTGAAAAGCGTATTAAAGAATTGGAAAAACCAGATCAACAATTTGTAGAAGCCACCATTAAAAATACAGAAAAAGGATTAATTATTGATAGACTTAGAGGCAAAATTTAATAGAAAGGAGTATCACACTTGAAACCGTCTGAAAACTGAAAGGAGCGTGATACGAATTATCTCCCAACCGACAGGGTTATCATGGAATCTAAAGAAAGGAGGTAATCAATGAAAATACTTGATTTTTTTGGCAGTATTTTTAAAACAGGAACTATACCTGAAAATGGGTATGATTTAGATGACATCTTTAATGATTATCAAAATCTTTACTTAAAAAATCTAGCTATTGATAAGTCCGCAGAATTTCTAGCTAGGATATTTGCTGATTCTGAAATGCGATTAGTTAATATCGAGAGTCCGTCTTGGAATTATTTGCTCAATGTACGACCAAATAACAATGAGTCAGCATCATATTTTTGGCAAAAATTTATTTATAGGTTAGTTACTCAAAATGAAGTGTTAGTTATCAAAACAGATGACGATCAGTTACTTGTCGCTGATGACTACAGTCGCAAAGAATACGCTGTATATGAAGATACATTTGATAGTGTGACTGTTAAAGACTTTATATTCAAGCGAACGTTTAAAATGAGCGAAGTTATCTTCTTGCAATACAACAATAACAGGCTATCAAGTTATATTGACGGTTTGTTTTTAGAGTACGAAAAATTACATCAGCGCATGGTAGAAACTGTTTTAAGAAACAATCAGATAAGAGGGATGATGCATGCAAAAGGCTCTTCTCAATTTACAGATAACCAGATGTCTTTGATGAAGGATTATGCTGATAAGTTGTTTAAAGCCTTCTCTGAGAGGTCTGTCGCTATAGTTCCGACTAATGATCATATCATATATGAAGAGTTGACGAACACCACAGGTACAACAAATTTATCTGTCGATGATTTACAAAAGATAAGACGACAATTCGACGATGAAATCGCTGATATTTTAGGTATTCCACCAACTGTACTACATGGAGACATGGCTACTTTAGATAGTTCTCAAAAAGCTTTAGTGCTTTATTGCATGAGTCCGCTTAGCAAAAAGATACAAGATGAGTTAAATGCGAAAATCATCAGTAAAAGTGACTATCAAAAAGGTAAGAGACTAAAGATTGTAGGACTGTCACAACATGATATTTTTGACATTGCAGTCAATATTGATAAATTGGTTTCAAGTGGTACATTTACCCGAAATGAAGTGCGTGAAAGACTTGATTTTGCACCGATAGATGGTGGAGATAACATCATCTTAACTAAAAACTATATTGAAGAGGGGAAAGGAGGTGATAATACAGATGACACAAATACAGATTAAAGGACCTATTGTTTCAGATAGCGACCGTTGGTTTTACGACTGGTTAGATATGCCAGCAACTGCACCAAAAGATATTATCTTGCCACAAGATAATAGCGATATTGAAGTGCTTATTAACTCTGGTGGTGGCGACGTATATGCAGGGAGCGAAATTTATACCGCATTGAAATCATATCAAGGAAACGTAACGGTTAAGATTGTTGGTATTGCTGCTTCGGCGGCTTCAGTAATCGCAATGGCTGGTGATGTTGTTGAGATTAGTCCTACAGCACAATTGATGATTCACAATGTATCTACTACAGTTAGTGGAGATCATAAACAAATGCTGCATGAGGCAGGAGTTTTAGAAAACTACAATATATCTATTGCTAATGCTTATGTCAATAAGACTGACTTAGAAATGAATGAATTGCTAGATTTGATGAGCACAGAAACTTGGTTTAATGCACAGCAAGCTGTTGAAAAAGGCTTTGCAGATAAAGAAATGTTTGCAGAAGAAATTAAACAAGCACCACAACTAGTAGCTGGTATCGAGAATATTGTCCCTAGTGAAGTCATTTCAAAACTAGCTAATGCGATTAATGTCAATCAAAAAGAACCTAATATTGATGAAATTGTAGATATGGTTATTTCCAAAATGGAAAATGCTAAACAAAAAGAAAAAGAAGTGCCAAAAGGATTTGGGGCTTTTTGTTTTTAATTAAAAAGGAGAAATTTAAAATATGACAATGAAATTATCGAATGAATTCAACGAAATTCGTGAAAAATTTGTAGATGCAGTATCTAACAAAGCGCCACAAGAGGAACAGAGCGCTCTCTACAACAACATGCTAGAAGCAATGTTTGAAGAATCTAAAAAAGTTGCGCAAGCAGAAGTAGAATCTGCAATCGCATTGACTCCAGACGACGCAAAAATGACAGCTCGTGAACGTAAATTTTTTAATGAGATCGTAAAAACAGCGCCAGCTGGGCTAACTGAGTTAATCCCAGAAGAAACAGTTGATCGTATTTTTGAAGATTTAACAACAAAACATCCGCTTATTGGAGCGATTGGTCTTAAAAATATGGGCCTTCGCATGAAGTTCATTGATTCTGATTCTAAAGGTAAAGCCGAGTGGGGTGACTTGTACGGGGAAATCAAAGGGCAACTTCAAGCTTCATTTAGCTCAACTAAGGCTATCCAACACAAGCTCACAGCTTACGTAGTTATTCCCAAAGACGCTGTTAAGTTCGGCCCAGGCTGGTTACTTCGTTTCATTATGACACAAATTGATGAAGCGTTCGCAGTTGCATTAGAAGAAGCTTTTTTAAATGGAGATGGCAATGGTAAACCAATCGGGTTATCTCGTACTCTAAAAGGTAAAGTTGTTGGCGAAAAAGCGACGTATGATGCAAAAAAACCGACAGGAGTTTTAACATTTAAAGATCCATCTACAACAGTAAAAGAATTGACGATGGTACATAAATACCACTCTGTAAAAGAAGATGGAAAGACAGCTGTTGAAGTTGATGGAAACATTGTAATCGTGGTTAATCCAGCAGATGCATGGGATGTTAAAAAACAATATACATCACTTAATGCTAACGGAACGTTCGTGACTGCTCTACCTTACAACGTTACCTTAATTGAGTCAGTCCATCAAAAGGCTAAGGAAGTTACAACTTTTGTTAAGGGACGATATGATGCATATGTTGCAGGCGGAATTGAGTTACACAAGTATACAGAGACATACGCTCTTGAAGATTTAGACTTATTTACAGCTAAACAATTTGCGTATGGTCGTGCTAAGGATGAGACTTCAGCAGCAGTTTGGACGCTTAGTGTTGCAGACCCAATTGTAATTTCTGGCGAACCGGGTGTAGGAGCTATTCCAGGAGTGTAATAGATGGATGAACACAAGCTTTTAAAACCATTTAAAGAACGAATGAGAGTGTTTCATGATTTTGATGATGACAATCTATCACTAATTTTGAAAAGTTCAGAGAGTGCCCTCAAAGGGTTGTTAGGGTTTGATTTGATGGATTATGAAAGCGGTAAAGAGTTAATAATGGAGCGCTCGAGATATGTCTTTAACGACTGTCTCGAGTTGTTTTATGACTCTTTTAAAAACGAAATCGCTCGTTTGGCTATTGAAGAAATGGAAAGAGAATATGAAAGTAAGAACGATTCAACGATTTGAAGATTATAAAGAAGAGGTAATTCGAGAAATTGGGGATGTCTTTGTTGTCAACAAAAACCGCTTTAAAGAGATTGACGACAAATTACCTGGTTTTATCGAAGAAGTTTCTGACGATGTCTAGAAAAAAAACAAATAATGGTGATTTGAGAACTCCTGTCATCTTTTATTCATCAACAACAGACGATGAATTAGATGGAAGAGATATGAAATTAAAGAAACTATTCGCAACACTCGCCGAAGTCTATAATCCAAGCATAAAAGATATTGAGAAAGTAACTGAGAGAGGCGTTAAAGCACAATACACTATTAAGTTTAGAGACCCTCTGTCGGGTTATATCCCTCAGAATGATCATCTTGTAGAAATTATTGATAGCAGGTTGCCAAATAAAAAAATAGGAATATTAGATATAAGGCCTGATTTTGTTGATAGAGACTTTATTGTTATAGTTCTTGGAGGATAAAAAGTGGGAGCTGAATTAAAAGGCATGGATGAACTTTTAGCGAATATGGAAAAAAAGTTAGGCTCTGCGAAAGTTAACAGAGTAGTTAATAAAGCGCTAAAAGAAATCGGTGAAGAACTAGAACCTAGTTTCGAAGCTGCTATATCGGTTTACCGAAGAAGCGGAGAGACGGTTAAAAGTGCCGTTGTATCTAGGATTAAACGTGAGGAGGGAATACCAAAAGTGAAACTTGGATTCCAAGCTCCACGATGGAACATGGTCCACTTACAAGAGTTGGAATATGGATGGAAGGAGAAACGGCGTGGTGTCGGGGTAATTCGACGTTATTCGGATGTTTTAGAAACGATATATCCGAAAGGCATAAAAGACAAGTTGAAGGGAGGTTTTGATGGTTAAAGACATGCTAACAGAAATTGGTGAGCTTTTTAAACAAGACGAAGTTTTGAGATCAGTTAAAACAAAAACTTTTAAGCGACCAGAAAGTCTACCTTCTGACCAAACAAGCATTGTTATTGTACCTCTTGCACCACCTAGACAAACAAACTTCGGTTCAGATAAACCATTAGCTAAGAAATTTATGTATCAAATCGATGTAGAGAGTGTATCAAGGCTCGAATGTAAAGATTTGCAAAATAGGATTGAGAAAAAGCTGATGGTTATAGATTTTTTTCAAAGTGATAACGGCTTAGAACGTTATGACGAGGATACAAACAGATATCTAGATGCTAGAACTTACAAAGGATTTAGCAGTTTATATGAAGAGTATTGATAAAGGAGAATTTAATGCAAGCAGTAGGATTTAAACGAATGACAATTCAAGTTTTAAGTGATGCGAAAAAAAAGATTGTCATCGAGGGTGAGGCTGGTAAAGGTGCAACTAAAACAGCTAAAATTAGTGGATTATCAGCAGCCCCTGTCAAAACATATGGTTCAGATATTGCTTATTACACCTCGCGCAGAGGTGTTGGCGATGTAAAAATGGAGACAGAAGCAATTGATATCCCATTCGAACATTTACAAACCATACTTGGTTATAAAAAAGGTGAAAAAACAGAAGGAGTTACATTTATCGGAGAAGATACAGAAGCGCCTGAAGTGTCTGTTCTTTTAGAAGCTCCAGGGACAGAGGGGAATGTATATCTCGGTTTCTTTAAAGGGACTTTCTCGATGGAAGATTTCGAATTAAAAACCAAGGAAGAAAAACATGATGGTTTAGACTCTCAAAAATTAGTGTTCACAGCACAACCTGGTGAAGTAGGGGAAGCGAAAGGTCAATATGTCGGTTGGGCAATGGATAAAGAAGCAGAAGCTAAGGGCAAAAATGCAATGGCTTTGGTTAAGCTTTTGAATCCAGGCGAACCAAGCGTAGGAGCTATTCCAGGAGTGTAAAGGAGTGTAGATGTCAGACTTAGAAATTAAAATTAAAAATGATAACGGCGAGCTCGTGGTGAAAGAATGTAAATCTCTTACTGTGAGAGACTATCGAAATTACTTGATTATGCAAGATGAACTTGCAAAAGGAGATGATCCAGAACATGTGAAACTAGACAAACAACTAACTTTTATGGCTAGTTTGTTTGAAGGCTTAACCGTCGATATGTTATATGACAAATACAACATGTATGAATTAAACAATGCTCTGGCAAATCTATATGTTAAGTTAATCGGAGGGGAGCCAGAAGACCCAAAGGAGACAACTTAACACCCGGCGAGGCATTAGAAAAGTTTTACGAGTTTATCAGAAACGTAATCAAATCTGACTACGGAGTATCTATAAAAGATGTCATGGAGACAAACTGGATTGATATGCTGGAAGTTTTAAAGCCTGCAGAAGTCAAATCTGAGGAAGTGATGTCGTTAGAAGACTTTGTTGGGACTCTAAATGGCGGATAAACTCCGCCTTTTTATTTTTGTTGAAAGGAGGAAAAATGGCAAAAGGTACACCACTAGGGAGTATGTTTATCGAACTTGGATTAGATACTTCTAAGTTTGACCCTAAGTTGCAAAGCGCAAAAAGAGCTGTTAATTATTTCAAAGCAGAGACGAGAGCTTTAGATGCCGCCTTAAAAAACACCGGAAACGCATTAAACAATAACGCAGCTAAAGCCAATGCACTACAAGCAAAATATAAGTCAGTAACACAGGCAATTGAAGCGCAAAAAAAAGTGTTAACGAGTTTGAAATCTGATTTTGACAAATTAGATCCAGGGACAGCTAAATGGGAAGCCGCAGCCGTTAATATTGAGAGAGAGAATGCAAAATTAGCAGCATTAGAGGGACAATTAGGAGCTGTAAAAAAAGCTTTTGAAGAAGTTTCTGCTCAATCCGGTTTTACTGGTTTTTTACAGCGCAGTGGCAAACAGATTGACTCTTTTGGTCAAAAAATGCAAAAACTAGGTGAAGCTACTAAATGGGTAAGCGCTGGATTTGGAGCTGGAGCATTATATAGCGTCAAGGCTGCAAGCGATTTTGAATCTGCGTTTGCTGGTGTAAAAAAGACTGTTGATGAAGTAAGAGATTCGAACGGAAAAGTTATTTACTCTTATGATATGTTGTCAAAAGGAATTAGAAACATGTCTAAACAGATACCTGCATCAACGACGGAGATTTCTCATGTTGCGGAAGCTGCTGGTCAGCTAGGTATCAAAACAAAGGATGTTTTAAATTTCACTCGTGTCATGATTGATATGGGAAAATCTACTAACTTGTCATCAGAAGAAGCTGCAACTGCATTAGCTAGGTTTGCTAATATCACACAATTAGATCCATCTAAGTACAGCAATCTAGGTAGCTCAATTGTTGAGTTGGGTAACAACTTTGCGACAACTGAAAAAGAAATCGTTGAAATGGGTCTTCGCTTAGCTGGTACAGGTAAGGTTGTAGGGTTGACAGACCCTCAAATTCTTGGCTTGGCAACAGCTATGAGTTCTGTTGGTATCGAAGCGGAAGCAGGTGGTTCGGCGTTTAGTCGTGTCATGCAAAAAATTAATACACAAGTGTTGTCTGGTGGCGAAGATTTGTGGAAGTTTGCAAAAATCGCTGGTAAATCTGCTGATGAATTTGCTGCATCTTGGAAGAAAAATCCACAAGAAGCCATTATTGATTTTGTTAAAGGGTTAAAACGCTTTAAAGAAGAGGGCAAAGACGTAACTGCTCACTTGCAAGATATTGGTATTGAATCAGTACGAGAAATTGACACATTACAACGTTTGGCTGGTGCTGGTGATTTACTTGGCGATGCATTTAAGTCCGCAAATAAAGGATTTAGTGAAAACAAAGCGTTGACTGATGAGGCTTCTAAACGATACGCAACTTTCCAAAGCAAACTACAACTCCTAAAAAACAAACTAAATGATGTAGCTGTCACAATGGGTGGACCATTAATGGATGCTGCTTCAAATGCCCTTGATGCATTGGAACCAATGTTTAAAGTTGTTAGGGATCTCGCAAAAGCATATTCTAACGCTAGCCCAGAAATGAAAAAACTTATCACATATGCAATTTTAGGTGCAACTGCATTTTCTCCATTAATGACTGCTATCGGTAAAACAACTTCTAACGTAGGTAGATTAGTAGGTTGGATAGGAAAGTTGTCTGGTGCAATGAAAGGCGCAAAAGCAGCAGAAGGATTAGCTACTGCTGTAGGCGGTCTAGGTGCTAATTCTGCAACAGCGGCAGCTAGTGTAGGGCTTTTAGGAAATCCAGTGACTTGGGGGGTCATCATCGGCGGTGCTGCGGTTATCGGAATAGGTATATTAGCTAATAAGATATATGAAGCTCACCAGCGTACACAAGAGTGGGGAACTAAAGTTAATCAGGTACAAGCCAATGAACTACAGGCTTTTAAAGATAAAGTTGATAAGACGAATCAGTCGATGGCAGGATTCAGAGGTGGAGCTGACCAAGTCAATGCTGTTAAGACAGCATTTCAAGGACTAGTTACCGAAATCGAAAAACTAGAAAATAAAGACTTAAGTAAAAACGTTAAATTAGCAGAGCAACTTGGTTTCAGTCAAGAAACGATAGAACAGTTGAAAAAATCAAGCAGGCAAACAATTGATAATGTCAAGCAGATGTCTGATGAAGTCATTAATATCTATCAAAACGCTAGCAACGAACATAGAAGATTAACTGAAGAAGAGAATGCTGTTGTTTTAGCAAATCAAAATGAGCTTATCAATGTGCAGCTATCAAAATTGAACTACTCTGCTAAAGAGAAGAAGGCAATTACCAAGGCGATGAATGGTGAGCTAGAAGCGTTAAATAGTCAGCAGTTAACTAAGGCTCTTGAAGTTACTGAAAAATGGATAAAAGCTGAAAATAAATCATATCAAAAGTTAAAAAGTGGTCTTAAAAAAGCTTATGACTCTATCAAAGGTGATGATGAAGCTGCTGTTAAAGCGAGGGAAGAAATCCACAAGAAACAGCAACAACTCGAAGCTGACCATTACTTGAAAATGGAAGCTTATGGCAAACGTTATGCTAAAATCCAAAAGAAATTGCTTAAAGGGACTGCGAAATATTTAGACCCGCAGTTGCAACAAGCGATGGTTAACGATGTCAAAAAGCAAATGAAGGAGCTTGGGTTATCTTATGAAGAGTTGATGAAGAAGACAACCAAAGCAGCATCTAAAGCTCAAGAAGTTAATACTATGTGGGCTAGAACTACTAAAAAATCAACAGAAGATCAAAAGGTGGCTAATTCGCAATGGAATAGCCTTGTCTGGAATCCCAAAACGGGTAAGTTGAAAACAAATGCTAAAGAGGAAGTAGCTAAAGCTCTTGAAGCGGAAGGTGGCTGGGACAGACTTAAGTTTATTGCAAAGAATGCAAATTTAGAGACTAACGCTCGTGTAACCATGGCAGAAGTTCTAGTCGAAACTGGCAAATGGGATGCTCTCAAACCAGAAGATAAAAAACTAATCGTTGATGGGCATCAAGGCATTCAATCCATAGTAGAAAGTGAGGAGCACTTAAAAATATGGAATAGTTTGCCAGAAGGCGTTAAGCGTATTCTAGGCGACAATAAAGATTTTCTTGATAAAAAAGGAGTTGCGACCAAAGCGCTTGAAAATTGGAATTCGTTGTCTCCAAAACAGCAAAAGTTACTAGCAAAAGATATGACTAGTTCTGATGTTGAGAAAGCAAAAAAAGCAGTCAACAGCATTGTTCAAAAGAAACCAACAAGCATTAAAGCTAAAAATGATACAAAACCTGATGTCAATTCTGCGCAACGAGCAATTGATAGCGCTAAACAACGTCAACCTATCTCAATTAGAGCTAGGAATGACGCAGGAGGAGTCATAGAACAACTATTAGCTAGCATACCGAGAACGGTCACTATAGGAATCGCTGCTGCTGCAGCTAATGCCTTTAAGTTCGCAAATGGTACTGATTATCACCCAGGCGGTTTCGCAATGGTCAATGACCAAAAAGGGCCTTTATATAAAGAACTAGTAACTTTACCGAATGGACAATCATTCATCCCAGATGGCCGTGATGTAGTATTACCACTGCCGAAAGGTTCGAAAGTCATGAAAGCTAGTATGACCAGGGACTATATGAAAAATTTAGGAATACCTAAATATGCTAACGGCGTTGGAATTCCTAAAGATTCGACGTTTGTCAAAAGCATTACAATCCCTAAGAGGAGAGTATCAGAAACGACATCATACGACGACTCTAATATTGCAAGAATTTTGAATGAAATTTTACTAACGCTTAGAACAAAAAATCATGAGACAGAAAATGGCGATGTCTATTTAGATATGAGAAAGGTCGGCAGGATGATTAAAGAACACAACGAGTCTGAAAGTATCATGCTTAAACGAATGCGAGGTGAACTGTCATAGGGAAAGTTACAATGAAATTTGATGGTATAGATCTATCTAATGTCATAGAGATACACGACATCAAAAGAGACGTCGGAAATACACGTAATGTTGTTTCAAGTAGCGCTTTAAAAATTGGCGAGCACGTTCAATCTGTGCACGTTGGAGCTAAAAAAATAAGTGTTGATTTTTCTATTTGGACCAGAAATAGAAACGAGGTAAAACATAATTTAGCGAAGGTTTTCAACAGAACAACACCTAGAAAATTGTTTTTTTCTGACGAACCAGATAAATATTATATGGCAATAGTTGTAGATGACATACCGATGGTTGAAGATGTTATCAAGCGTTCAATAGGGACTATCACTTTTTTAATTCCAGATGGCGTTGCGCATTCAACTACTTACAAAAAGTTTTTAGATTACACGCAAGATGGAAATAAATTAATCTTTAAATTGCAAAACGAAGGTAACACAAATGCGTTGCCAATTATCAAAATAAAACACAACTCCGAAAACGGCTATATTGGTATTGCAAACGAAACAGGTGCTTTTGCGCTTGGATCATCAGAAGAAGAAGACGGGACTATCGTGCATCGTAACGAAGTCCTTTTTGATTACTCAAAAGCGATAGCGAAAGCTTTGGAGGGTGCGCCAAACGTCGCAAAACTTAATCACATGCCACCTTCTTTCGATACAGAACTTAAACGTATGCGTATTGATAACATCTTAGGTTCTGGCAAAGGCGGTGAATATGTTGTTATTGGAAATAGAGGTACTACTCCTGGCTACACAGAGCACGTTGGGACTCGAACGTTTATTATCAATCCTGATTCAAATGGGGAATATACTCTCAATGAACATTTGTGGTGGCAACAGATTTTTATTGCTACTGCGCAGGATCAAAAAGGTTTTTTAAAGCTTTGTGTAACAGGAATCGATGATGAAGGAAATGACGAGTTTCTGTATGGAATCGAAACTTACAAACGAAAAAATGGTTTTGAAGCAGAATACAATTTCTTTGCTCTGGATGATGACGGTGTTGGTTGGAGATTTTATAAGCAGTTTGAATTTCAGGCAGATAGAAATTATCACAATCCTTTTTCGATGGATAGAAGCAGAGCTGTTGAGATTTTCAGGGAAGAAGACAAGTTTCGTATTTATTTTAATGGGGCACATCATCATGTAACTGTTCCGTCCCTTAAAGGGAAAAAATCCCGCAAGATACATCTTGCAATGGGGACATGCAGTGATAGCTCTAAATATATCAACTACAACCTGTTTGAAAAAGTCAATTTTGAAAAAATGGGCGTGTCTCATTACAACAATATCGTCAATAAATATCAACCAGGTGACGAAGTTATTATTAATTTTGAAAATGATACAGTCAAAACTAAAGATATTGACTCCCTGCAGGATATGGTTTTAGACTCTCAACCAATATCTATTCCACCGGGTGAGTCTGAACTCGTCATCAATGTGTCTAAATTTTCTTCAACAGACCCTGACATCGAACTATTGTTAGAAGAGAGGTGGTTGTAATAACTCTAGTAATACACGACGCAAAACTACATCCAGTTTTGCTTTTAGACAATGAGCGACAAGGAGCACTTAATTATTATGATGATTTGTGGACTAGACAGCTCACAACTGGTTCGTCAGCATTTGAGTTTTCTGTTTATAAAAAATCGCTGTTGGGTGATAATCCACTTAATCACAAATATCACGCACTAAACGATCAAGCATTTGTTTCTTTTGTACACAAAGATAAAGTACAATTGTTTAACATCATGCGAGTCGAGGAAACAGAGACAACAATACATTGCTATTGCGAAAATCTTAATTTAGAGTTACTAAACGAGTATTGCAACGCATATAAAGCAACTAAAGCAATGTCATTTGAAGAGTATCTTGTGCAGTTTGATATTTTAAATTGGGGTGCTTTGACAATTGGCACAAACGAAGTTAAGGACAAAAAACTGACATTGGAATGGACTGGTCAAGACACTAAGTTAGCTCGTATTTTGTCAATTGCTAATAATTTTGATGCAGAAATCGAATTTGAAACTCAATTACACAACAATCACACGTTTAAAGCGTTTATTGTAAATGTGTACAAGGAATACGAAGAGGGCGTGTCCTATGGCGTAGGTCGTGACCGCAGCGACATAGTGTTGAGATATCAAAAAAATGTAACTGGTATCACTAAAAAATTAGACAAGCGCCAGATTTACAACGCCATACGCCCGTATGGCAAAAAGACAGTCAAAGGCGAGCGCGTTATTTCTAATCCTGTAACTCGCAAAGTCACTAAAACAGTTGGGTCAAATCGTACATATTTAGGCGGAGACCTCAAATATTATGGTCATACAATCAAAAAAGCTAACGTACAATCTATTATTAACTACGCGGTGCAGTATAATATTTTGCCGAGTGGAATCATATGTCAACTGTACTTAGAAAGTCTTTGGGGTGATTCAGCAGTTGGTAAACGTGACAATAACTGGGCAGGTATAAGCGGCGGAGCACAGACACGCCCTAGTGGAGTAAAAGTCACTACTGGAATGGCTCGTCCTCCCAGCGAGGGTGGAACATACATGCACTACGCAAGTGTTGATGACTTTTTAAAAGATTATACTTATCTTTTAGCTAAACAAGGACTATATAACGTTGTTGGCAAAAAGAATATAGCAGACTATACAAAAGGTTTGTTTCGTGTCGGTGGCGCTAAAGATGATTACGCGGCAGCAGGATATCAAAGCTACACAAATTTGATGACTAATATCCGAAATGGTATCAATAAAGTAACTGGAAATATCCTAGATACTATTGATAAGCTGTGGCAAACGCCAGTACAGCCTATAACAGCCGTAAACATAGCTAGAAGAGCTACTAAGACAATGCAAGCACTAAATGAAGCTACTAGACTTAAAGGTCGCAGAATCGGCTCAGGGCAGTGTTATGCTTTGTCTGGTTGGTACGCTAAGAAGTTAGACGGAGCTTGGATTGATAGTTCCATCGGTGGTATCCGTGGTCGCATTGGCGGTGGGATGGCTGCTGCTTTAATCGGTACTGACTATAACTGGGGGGCGTATGGTTGGAAGGTAGATAAATCACCTAACGCTAGAAACTTAAAAGCTGGTGGTATTTATAATGTACGAGCAAATCGAGGCGCTCCTTTTTATACCACAGGCTGGGGGCATACAGGTATTATCAAGAGTGTGTCCAAGACCAGAGTTACTGTTTTGGAGCAAAACTTTGTTGGCCGCATGTATGTTGTCGAAAACTCATATGACATTAACTCTTTCGCATCTGGATTACAAACAGTATGTTACCCTCGTGAAATAGCGCAAGGTATGTCTGTCAATGGTGCAACTACTCAGCAAATCACTGGCGGAACACAGATATCGTACGAAGAAGTTGTACAAGAGGCGCAAACAGAAACATATGAAGAAGAGCAAATCATCTATATCGATAACTCTATCTACAAAGAATGGAAAGACGAAAACGGTAAAGTAGAATACTATCTCAAAAACGGCTTTTTATATGCTCCTCTATCACGAGACCGTTATCCATCTGTGCTGACTGGTAACGAAACACGAGATAACTGGATTCGTAAAGACATGGAAGTTGAGACTGACAGTCAGGATGTCTTGATATCAACTGCTTTAAAAGATTTAAAAGCACACGCTTATCCAGCTGTCACTTATGAAGTCGATGGATATGTTGATTTAGAACTTGGTGATGTTGTGCGAATACAGGACGACGGATACGAGCCACCGCTAATTCTCACAGCGAGGGTTATTGAGCAAGAAATATCAATAACAAATCCCAGCTCTAACAAAACTAAATTCAGCAATTTTGTCGAAAAAGAAAGTCAGTTAGCTTCCGACTTAATTAGTGATATGTTGCGTCTATACGATGAGTCAATTCCATACGATATACAACTAGCGACTTCAAACGGAGTTGCTTTTAAAAATGGGGTTGGTGAGTCTGTATTAACGCCTAACCTGCAAAAAAATGGGAAAGATTACGATGCTATTTATTTTTATAAAAATGGCGACTCACTGATTGAGATAGGTCCTTCGCTAACAGTTAAAGCAAGTGACTTTAACCATGTTTTAAACATAACAGTCGAAGCTTACGTTAACGAGGAACTTGTAGCAAGTACGCAAATATCCTTTACAGATACCGAAGATGGGACTGATGGAAAAGACGGGTTACCAGGCCCGCAAGGTCCACCGGGAATCGATGGATTACAAGGCCCGAAAGGAGAACAAGGTATTCCTGGACCAGCTGGTGCTGACGGAAAGGCAACGTACACACACATCGCTTACGCCCTTGACGAGAACGGATCAACTGGCTTTAGTGTATCTGATAACGTTGGCAAAACGTACATAGGTATGTATGTTGATGATAATATCATAGACTCAAACGACCCTAAAAAGTACAAGTGGAATTTGATAAAAGGCGCAGATGGTGCTAGAGGTATCCAAGGTCCAGCTGGTGCTGACGGTAAGACACCTTACTGGCATGTAGCGTATGCAAACAGCTCAGATGGGACAGTTGACTTTAGCGTGTCTGATAGTGCAAACAAGCGCTACATTGGGCAATATACTGACTACGATGCAATAGATTCAAGTGACCCTAAAAAATACCGCTGGACTGACATGGTTGGGACGGTTGTCGTCGGGACAAACAATCTGATTGATGGTACAAAATCATTTTTTGGGACTGATTGGTTTACTTCTGCAACGCTAGAAGACGAGAACCTCTCTAATTGTCCTTTCACGCTTAAAAAATGGATTAGTGGGCAAAAAGTGTCGCATGCAAAAGATATCATGGTCGAGCAAGGTGTAACGTACACTTTTAGTGCTTATGTTAAACGTGAGGTAGCTGGGAATTTATATTTTTATCTTTATGATATAGCAGATGGTTTTATTACTAGCGATACCCCACGAGAGACAATTATAAAAAACGTTGACTCTAGTCTCAGACGTTTTGAAATCACTTTTACACCAACTAAGACAGGTAGGATTAGACCAAGGTTCGCGATGGTGTCATCGGAGCAAGGTAGTTTCAGCTCTGGTGGGTTTATGCTCGTTAGGGGAAATAAAACAGGCGACTGGCAGGAATCAGAAGCTGATAAAGCAAGTAATCTTGATTCAAAAGCTGATCAAGAATTAACCCAAGCACAAATTCTAGCTCTTGAAGAAAGAACTGCTATAGCAAGAGAAAATGCAATTGCTGAGGCTATGCAGAATACACTCAGTGAAGTTGAAACTAAGTGGAAGCTTTGGTATGACTTAAATACGATAGACGAAAAGCAAAAAGTTGCAAACGACATCGCTCAATTGTTTGATCGTACAACTGAGTTTAAACAACTATTAGGTGAGGCAAGTGCAAGATTTAGCTTTATCAACAATGAAACGTTGATTGGTGAAGAGGGCGTTGCTATCGGTGACAAAGGCGGAAAAGCAAAGTTATTTCTATCAAATGACAGCATTTCATTTGTGACAAATGGTGTTGCTCAGATGACATTGACAGGTGATACCTTAACAATAAAAAATGGACTGTTTACAGAGCGTATACAAATTGGAAATTTTGTTGAAGAAGTCTATGACAGAAATCCATTATTTAATGTTATCAGAGCAATTAGAAATAGTTAGGAGGTGAGACATGGGAACTGCTACATATAGTAGGTCGTGGGGGAATAACCTGACACTTGAAATATTGTCTGCTTGGAATAAGCCAAATATCGCAAGTAATACAAGCACAGTCAATGTACAAGTTTTTTTAAAAATGTCTAGTTATGGCTATATTTCAATAGGTGAAACTAGACCTTTAAAAATAACAGTTGATGGTAGAGCTGAGACCATCAATGTTAATCCATCGATAAATTACGGACAGAGAAAACTATTATTTGCTAAAGATTACATTGTTAATCATAATTCAGATGGAAATAAACCACTATTCAATATTTCAGCATATTATCCAATAAACTTTAGCAATTATGGTGAAGCGACTGCAAATCAGTCTATCTCGCTACCTAAAATTAATAGACTTAGTGTATCAAGTGCTATTAGTGGTGTGCTAGGTAATGCAGTAACTATCACAATCAATAGATATTCAACGTCATTTACTCACAATTTGAAATATGATTTTAAGGGTAGTACAGGTACTATCGCAACTGGCGTTGGTACTAGCTATTTGTGGACTATACCGCCAACGTTTGCTAATTTACTGCCTAATGAATTAACTGGTACAGGTAATCTGATTGTTGAGACGATGGATGGATCAGCAAAGATTGGTGAGACAAAATATACTTTATCAATAACAATACCTAATACAGCTACTTATAAGCCAAAATTGTCAAGTATCACTCTATCTGATACAAATACTTTAACTAGTAGCATTGTTAGTGGAAACAATTTTGTTAGGATTATAAGTAAAGTTAAAGTTGATTTTGGCTCAGCTATTGGAAACAACGGTTCAACAATAACAAGTTATAATGCTGAAATTGTCGGGAAAAGTAACTCAATTATCGGTAATGGTAGCGTATTTGATAAATTGGACTTTTTTGGTTCAGCAACAATCAGAGCAACGGTAACTGATAGCAGAGGTCTAACATCAGAACCAGTTGACACAAAAATTAATGTCATTGATTATTTTTTACCAATTGTTACAAGTGCAAAAGTAGTCAGGTCTCAGCAAAATCCTGACATTTTACAAGTCTTGCCATTTGTTAAGATTGCACCAATTATAGTTGGTGGAATACAAAAAAACCAACTCAAAATGTCGGTATCTGTTGCACCATACAATACTGGTATCTATGCAGTTGATAGTGGCGCAGCTACAAATACCTGGTCAACAATTTCCCAAATGTCAGGCGCCCCTTTAAATCTTGGCGGCACTTATGACAAGTCAAAATCATGGCTTGTTAAGATTTCGGTGAGTGATAACCTAATGTCAGCAACACCAATAATACAACCAGTTGCAAGTGAGTTTGTACTTGTAACTAAAGCACCTTCTGGTGTTGCATTTGGGAAAATTTGGGAACATGGCATTATTGATGCCAAAGGCGATGTTTATGTTGACGGTACTATTTATTGTGGCGATAAGGCGATACAGCAAAAACCACTTGCTTTAAATAATGGTGGCTCTTTTAGACATGACGACACCGACCTAAATAGCTTGCAAGACACAGGTTTTTATTGTGTATTTAGAGGTGCTAATAGACCGGCTGGGGCAGGTCCTGGGTACGTAACAGTTGTAAGACACGAGACAGCCAATTACGCTTATCAACAATTTTATGACCGCACGAACAAAACCATTTTTACAAGAGTTTTGGAAAATGGGTCATGGAGCGGTTGGAGTGAGTACGCTAAAAAGGATAGTCTACCACAAGCTACACCGGCAATAGAAGATACTGGTTGGCAATCTATCGGAAACGGTTTTAATTACAGAAAAATCGGGAGTATGGTCACTATTAAATATGACTTTGCAACAAATGGAATAAATAGTTTTACTGTGGGCTCCATGCCAACGAATTTAATTCCAAACGAAATGATGTTTGCGGTTACTGCGTGGACTGTGCAATTAAATGTATTAAATGTACAAGTTAGTGCAGATGGTCGTATTTTATGGTTCAACCCATCAAAATGGGTGGTTAATGTTAAAGGACAAATTAATTGGATAATTTAAAAGGAGGAATTATGCTTGAATTTTTGAATAGATACCCAGTTTTACTGGAAGATAAAAGTGTAAAAGAGACTAAAGCGATTTTAGCATTTACGTCTAGCACGATTAAAGCAAATTTTGAAGTGACGCTACCAGCAGAAGAAAATGATAAAAAATTTGTTGAAACTTTAAAAACGTGTGAAAAGCTTATCTTTGAGCAACTTTACAAAGACAAAGCAGAAGCAGAACAATTTGAAAAAATTAATGACGCAATTGCTAAGTCAAAGGCGCAATCAGATAAAGCGGAAAATATGATTAAACTGATGTCAGCAACTGTTAACGATTTGATTAAGACAATGGCTGACGGAGGGAAATTGAATGATACAACGCTTAACAACGCTAGCGAAAATAGCAGTACACATATTTAAAAACAAAAAAGGAGAAAAAACAATGATGATTAATTACTTTGCAATGCAGATTGAACTAGGGTGGATTACTATTGATGACGTTCCAGCATTTTGTCGAGAGCGAGTACGTAAACTAATTGAAGTTTCTACGGTTGGTACAGAAGGAAAATGAGGCAATGAATGAACATTGACATACTACAAATTGGCGCAGCAAGCGGGGCGATTTTATCGGTAGTTGGATTGTGGGCGTTTGTTGTTAATCCGTTTAAAACAGCGATGCAAAAAAACGAAGATACAATGAGCGCCCTTAAAGACACAATAAAAGAACTGGCTTACGAACTAAAAGACTCACAGCGTGACAGGGAAAAGATACATAAAATCTTGGATATCCACGAGCAACGACTCGGAAAAACAGAAGACGACATCATTGTCAACAAGGAACAAATAAAAACATTATTTAATAGGAGAAATAAATATGATTAATTTAAAATTACGACTACAAAACAAAGTAACTTTGATGGCTATTTTAGGAGCTATATTTTTGCTAGCACAGCAAGTAGGTATTAAACTACCATCAAATATTGCGGATATTGCCAACACAGCAGTAACGCTTTTGGTTTTGCTTGGAGTTGTGACAGACCCAACAACAAAAGGGCTATCAGATAGCGAACAAGCATTGAATTACCACGAGCCAAAAAAATAGGAGGGGACATGCGAGCAATCACTAAAATAGCAATGGTACTAGCGATAGCAATACTGTACATACCGCTTGCAGTGATTGCTTTTTTTATTTATCCGATTTATTTACTTTTTGGAAAGGAGGAGTAAATGGCAACTTATCAAGAATATAAAAGCAGGTCAAATGGTAACGCTTATGATATTGATGGGTCTTTCGGTGCACAATGTTGGGATGGCTACGCAGATTACTGTAAGTATCTAGGACTGCCATACGCAAACTGTACAAATACAGGATACGCAAGGGATATATGGGAGCAACGTCACGAAAATGGTATCTTAAACTATTTTGATGAAGTGGAAGTTATGCAAGCTGGTGATGTTGCTATTTTTATGGTTGTTGACGGTGTAACGCCTTACAGTCATGTAGCAATTTTTGACAGCGATGCAGGAGGCGGATATGGCTGGTTTTTGGGGCAAAATCAAGGCGGTGCTAATGGCGCATACAATCTTGTAAAAATCCCATACTCCGCAACATACCCAACTGCATTTAGACCAAAAAGCTTTAAAAACGCTGTTACTGTAACCGGTAATACTGGTTTAAATAAAGGTGATTACTTTATCGATGTATCAGCTTATCAACAAGCAGATTTAACAACGACTTGTCAGCAGGCGGGCACTACAAAAACGATTATCAAGGTATCCGAGTCAATTGCTTGGCTGTCTGACAGACATCAACAACAAGCAAACACAAGCGACCCAATTGGCTATTACCACTTTGGACGTTTTGGCGGTGATAGTGCTTTAGCGCAACGGGAAGCAGACTTATTTTTGTCTAACTTACCAAGCAAAAAAGTATCATACTTAGTCATTGACTATGAAGATTCCGCAAGCGCAGACAAGCAAGCTAACACAAATGCAGTTATTGCGTTTATGGATAAAATTGCAAACGCTGGATATAAGCCTATTTATTACAGCTATAAACCATTTACGCTTAATAATATTGATTATCAGCAAATTATCGCTAAGTACCCAAACAGCATTTGGATAGCTGGTTATCCAGACTACGAAGTACGAAAAGACCCACTGTGGGACTATTTTCCATCAATGGACGGCGTGCGCTGGTGGCAATTTACAAGCGTCGGAATCGCTGGGGGGCTAGATAAAAATGTCGTTTTATTAGCTGACGACAATAGTCAAGTGACTTTACCAAAAGCAGATAAACCGCAAGAAGCAGTTAGCTTTAATCAGCGTTTAGATGTTAATACTAAGCTAGATAACTCAAATACGCCGTACTACGAAGCAACCCTTAGCACAGACTATTATATAGAGTCTAAGCCAAACGCAAGTAGCACAGATAAAGAGTTTATCAAAGCAGGAACTCGTGTAAGAGTCTACGAAAAAGTAAATGGATGGTCACGTATTAACGCTTCTCAATCTAATCAGTGGGTAGAAGATGCTTACTTAATTGATGCAACAGATATGTAAACCAACAGAGCGACATAAATGTCGGTAGCAAAAAATTATGGAGGTAAAACTCCTTAAGATAAGACAAATGCCCTCGCTTTGCGGGGGCTGTTTTTGTTATCAATAGTGAATGCAACAAAATTTTTTCAACAATATATTGTGCTAAAAATGTATTTTTATATATAATCATCCAATATGTTGTGGTTGCTTGAATTTATAAATTTCAAGACACGATTTTGTGGCTTGACATTATTTTTAAAAAAAGTATAATTATCTTAACAAGACAAACCCCCCATTCCTTTATAGGCAGATACGTTCTGATATGGGGCTTTTTTTATATCGTTAGGAGAGTTATGAAACAACCTTTAGCTTTGACATGGGAAGATCAAATTAGACTACTTGAAAAACGTGGATTAATTGTTAAAGCTGATGATGTAGAGAAAATCAAACATATCAGTTATTATAGAATTAAAGAATTTGCAAAACCACTTGAAATAAAGCAACAAGATGGTGAGGAGCAGGATATTTTATATGATAATATTGAGTTTGCAGAAGTTTTGGCAAGATATTATCAGGATAAAAACTTAAGAATCTATCTACTGCACGCTATTGAAAAAATTGAAGTGTCTATTAAAACAAAAATTTCTTTTGTTTTTGGGGATAGATATGGGGCGTTCGGATATTTAAATTTCTCTTCATGGGCTAATAGGAATAAGTTTACAAAATATGATATTGAAAAAAGACAATTTAGGATTAAAAAGAATTTATTGAATACTGTAAGAAAATCTCAACTAACTGAGTTACAAAAATCAATTAACCTTGATCTAGATGGATTCCCAACAGTGTGGCTTGCTATTGATTTATTGATGTTTGGTGACATCGTTTCAATCTTAACAATCATGAGTGAGAAGAACATTAAACAGATTTGTCAATATTACAGTTGTACACCAGAAGAACTTGTTTCGTGGCTTAAATGTTTGAATTTCATAAGAAATGTATGTGCTCATAATTCAAATGTACTGGATATTCAAATCACAACAAAGCCTAAACTTCGTTCAGAATGGAGAAATTATATTGATACAGTAATAATTAAACATAACGTGACTAAACCTTCTAATAAGTTATCCGTTATTATTGCTATTGTAGTCTATCTTGTAAATACTATTAATTCCAAATATCAATGGAGAAATATACAGTCTAGTTTGAAGGCTCTTTGTAAAGAAGATGACAGTAGGGCAAAGCTTTTAGGTTTTAAAGATTATGATTCTGTTAAAGCAATGATTAATGGGATAAAGTGTACTACTTTTACAAATTCAAAAAAATAGAAATTTTTAGCAAGAATCGCCTGATACTAGCTGTTCTTGCTTTTTTATTTGCTAAAGAAAGATATAGATGTTATAATTAATAAAAATAATAAGGAGACACATTATGTCACAAGAAAAACTAAAATCAAAAGTTGAACAAGCATCAGGTAGCCTAAAAGAAGGAGCTGGTAAGCTAACTGGCGATAAAGAGTTAGAGGCAAAAGGTTTTGTCGAAAAAACAATTGCTAAAGGTAAAGAACTAGCAGATGATGCTAAAGATGCTGTTGAAGAGGCAGTAGATGTTGTCAAAGAAAAACTGAAATAAATATTAACCGCTCTCTATTGAGGGCGGTTTTTTGTGTTTTAAAAAATTTTATAAAGTACAAATATTTTTTTATATTATTGTTGACATGATACAAATATAATTGTATAATATATATGTAAGATAAAGAAAAAGGAGAAAATATCATGTCACTATCAAAAAAAATCAATTGGCTTTTAACTATTTCAGGAATCACAACATATGCTGTATCAAAAGCAACTGGACAAAGCACACAATTTCTAGATAGATATAAGCTTAATCCTGAAAAAATAAGTGGAATGTCTCTTGGTAAAGCTGAAATTTTAGAAGATTACATTGAAAACTTAACACTTGAAGATATTTTTAATGTCAAAAAATCAGTTCAACAGATATTAATATCTGATACAACAGAAGAAAAAATACAAAACTTTTTCAATAAAAATAAATATGCTGCAAAACTTAATTGGATTAAGCCACACAAAGATATGTTTATTGTTAATTTTGACACGTTTAGTGGAAAAACGTTTAAAAAAATTCCATACAGTCTTGAAAAATTGTACTTTATCCATGATTTACATATAAAAAATCAAAATAAATTGTTTGATTATCTCAATCAATGTGCCAAAAGAGTAAACTTTGATGGCAGTAGAAATCTTTTTAAAATTGGTAAAAAATCATATCAAATTGTTTATGTAGTGAATAAACCATCTAGCTTATCAGCCATAAGCGTTATTGATATTTTTGAAACAGATACATACTTAAAAGAACGTGAAGTTAAGCTTTCTGACGAAGATGGCTTATTATCTGACGAAGATTTATTTCAATAAGATATGAAAAATTTCATTGGTAAAAAATTTGGTCGTCTAACAATTTTATCAGATAGTGGATTGAGATCAAAAAAGAAAGAGGTTATATATCTTTGTGAATGTGATTGTGGCAATAAATTAAACGTAAGAAGCGGATTGCTTTCTTCTGGTAAAACAAAATCTTGTGGCTGCCTTTACAAAGAAACAAGAACAAAAGATATGTCATCTTTAAATAATGCAAAGGAAATTGTCGATGGTGTTCAAATACAAATGTTTTCTGGAAGAACGAACAATAACAATACAACTGGTTTAAAAGGTGTCTACAAACACGGGAAAGGCTATAGAGCCAAAATAGTTGTTAAACGAAAAACATATTATGGAAAAACAAGAGAGACAAAAGAAGAAGCGTATTCAGATAGACTTAAATTAGAAGAAAGTCTTATACCTAAAATAAAAAATAAAGATTAG